TCAAAACTCCTTCAATGTAAAACTCACCGACCACAGTCCCTTCCGAGAAGTATCCTTCACAAGGGAAGCCTTATACCCTTCCACATACATCTCCGCCGTTTTTACCGTCAACGTCTCTGTATCGAAATATCCCACCGTAATCTTTTCCTGCTGCTTAAACTCCGTCAGGATCTTCAGCCACTTTGCCGAAACAGAAAATGTCACCGGGATGCTTACCACGTCTGCGCGCACCACATCCCGCTGCACCGTACCGGCTTCCGTCTCCCCGCCGGAGTCCGCCTCCACATCGTCCATCTGTACTTCATAGGAATCTGGCAGGGGGAGAGCCGTCCCGTCAAAGGTCAGATACTGTATAAATGCCATAGCTTACCTCCCTCCTGACCGCAGGTTCTGTCTTGCCTGCGCCGACACTACCAGTTCATCCAGAAGCGTCCCGCCTACATATACCGGGATCACGATGTTTCCCTGCGGACTGGAAAATCCCGCCAGTGCTTCCGATACCGCAAAAGAGATCCCGGAGATTAGGTCGGACATACTCCCGCCGGATAGAGCGCCATCGGCATAACCATACTCTGAACCGTTCACCTTCGGGGAAATCACCATGTCCGAAGCTACATCCCGGACAGCTTTCTCCACCAGGTTCCGGTTCTTCTCAATGCCGCTCGCCAGCCCCTTCATAAAGTCCGGCATCCAGGTTTCATAATCCGCCAGAGGCCCCTCATCCGGAGCCGAGAAATGCAGGAAGGAGCGGATACGGTCAGCCAAACCGGAAACCGTGTTGATCACACTCTGGATCATGCTGAAAATCCCGTTGATCAGCCCCTGAATGAAATCTTTCCCCCACTGAAACGCCTGCCCCGGCAGTCCGGTGATGAACCGGATGGCGGAAGAAAATCCATTGGAGACCACGGAATACAGCCCGGAAAGGGCCGAGCCGATCCCGGAAACCATCCGTTGGAAGGCAGACACCGCTGCTTCACGCAATGCGGATGCAATATTCACCACCGTGGTCTTGATGCCGTTCCAGACAGAAGACGCTGTCTGCTTCATCGCCGACCAGATCTGAGAAGCGAACTGGGACAGAGCCGAAAGCACCGTCTCCACGCCCTGCTTCAGTCCCGAAGCCGCAGAAGTCACCACCTGCCGGATTCCTGACCAGATCTGGGAGGCGGCATTTCTGATATTGTTCCAGATATTGGCCGCATCAGACGCAAGCTGTGAGAAATTTCCCGTCATCAGGTCGATCAGCAGAAGCACCGGAGCCAGAATCACATTTTTCAGCAGTTCAAAAGCACCGGAGGCAATGTCACAGATCCCCGACCAGATGCCCTGCAGGGTATTTTTCGCGTTCTCCCACAAAGAAGTAATCGTTGTCACTACCAGCTGGACAATGGGATTCTGCCGGATCACGTTCCAGGTATTCGTGAAAAATGCGGATACCTGTGACCACAGGCCGCTCCACCAGTCCGGGATGGCAGAAAAAAAGCCGATGAAAGTCTGAAACGCCGCCGGGATGGTCTCCGTGAAAAAGACCACCAGCCCATTCCATAATTCCATCAGCTTTTGGAATACCGACTGCCACAAGTTCCCGAACCACTCCGTAATCGCGCCCCAGTTTTTCACAATAGCGATAATCCCGGCAATGGCCGCTGCCACCCCGGCAATAATACCGATCACCGGGAGCAGGGAAATGTTCAGCGCCCCGAAGGAAACTGCCAGGGCCGCAATTACTGGTGTCAATGCGGTAAACGCCACCAGCAAAGCTCCAAGGATTACCACAAAATTCTGCACAGGCTCCGGCAGCATGCCGAATACCTCGCTCACTGCCGTAATAATGGCCACCAATGGCGGCAGCACCACATTGGCCAGCTCCACGATCTTTTCACCCAAAGGAACCAGCGCCTGCTGCAACTTCCTTGTATTGGCCTCCATCTCCTGCATAGGCGTCTGCGTCTGGCTGAATAAGTTCTGCGCAGATCCGGCAACACTGTCATAGGTCTCTCCCACAGAAGTCAGGGAAGTAATAAATTTCAGGTTCCCATCCTCAGCCATGGTACCGAAGGCCTGTGCCGCCATGTTCAGGGCTTCCTGCTGGCTGGTGCAGTTTCCGATATCCGCCACAATGGAATCGATTACCTGCTTCTTGGTAGCTTCCCCGTTCTGCCATGCCAGGAACAGGGATTGTGTTTTCTGGGAATACAGGTCAATGGAATCCCCGATGGTTCCATCCGCCAGACGGGTGGTCACCTCATTGATGGCGTCATTGACCTTGTCCAGATTATATGCTCCGCCTTCCAAGCCATTCTGCAGAAGCTGAAAATACTCGGAAGCAAAATACCCCGCCTGCTCAAATTTCCCGGCATACTCGGACAGGTTATCCCCCAGTTCATTAGTCTTATCTAAGCCGTTCTGGGTACCTCGGACAATATAATCCATGGCCTCCTGTGCGGTCAGGCCATACTGCTTCATCAGAGAATTGACGCCCCGGAGGGTCTCATTCATGTCAATCCCGTACAGTTCTTCTAAAGTCAGCGCCTGCTTCGTCAGGTTGGTCAGGTCAGTATCTCCCAGATCCCCCAGGTTCTTCTTGACCATGATGACCGCTTCCGCCACCGCATCCATGCTCTGGCCCACGCCGGAGCCGTACACGTTTTTCACAATTTCAGCGCTGGCTTCCGCCGCCTCCCCGGTCTCCCCAAAGTAAGCGTTCACCTTAGAGACAGCAGTCTCGGTCTCCGCATAAGCGGATACCGCCTTATCGCCCACATCCTGGATCTTATCCCCGACCACAGACAGCTGATCAGCGGCTTCCATAAGCGCTGCACCCTTGGTGGCCTGGGCAATCTCCCCGATGTCATCCGCAGCGCCCTGAGCGGCATCCCCCACATCATTCAGATCGTTGATCAGGTTCCGGACGGCCTGCCCGTCATCTACCGTATCCAGGGCATCTGTCAGCTGCTTAATGTCTGCCTTCCCGCCGGTAACCGCCTTTCCAATCTTCTCCACAGCGGTTTTCAACTGATCAGAAGAAGCTGTCCCGTTCCGGATCGCCGTCACCAGGCGGCTCCCCAGAACATCGGCGTAATCATCCACACTGGAACCAGTCGCGGCAAACAGCTTATTCAGCCGTTCCGTATTGGAGGAAAGCCGTTCCTGCTCCGACTGCAGGCCGGACAGGTCTGTCCTATACCGGTTCATCGTCCCACGGGTTTCCTCTACCTCCCGCTGAAAAGCCATGTACTGGTCTTTTCCAATATCGCCCCGCTCAAAGGCTTTCGCAACATCCTCCTGGGCCTGTTCCAGGGCTTCCAGCTTCTTTTCTGTATCTCCGATGGCAGCCTGCAGAAGTTCCTGCTTCTGTGCCAAAAGGATGGTATTGGACGGATCCAATTTCAGAAGATTATTCACATCCCGAAGCTGGCTCTGGGTCTTCTTTATGGAATTGTTCACTGCGGCAAGCGACTTTTCCAGTCCGCTGGTATCGCCGCCGATCTCCACTGTAATGCCTTTGATCCGGCTCGCCATGTGTCACCACCTCCTGAAAATGGACATAGAAAAAGCACCTACCATTTCTGATAGATGCCTTGTTTCATTTATTAATTCTTATATCATTCACTCAAGTACTTTCCAATAACCAGTCTTTTTAGATCCAACCCTTTCCACATATCCATTCTCTTTCAGGAATGTAAGATTGTTTTCCACTGCCGTTTCACTGATTCCCAATATTTGATGCAGTTCACTGGTAGTAATATTCGGATTATCTCTCATTTCCGTGATGATTCTTTGCCTTCTTGCATTTAATCCTTTTTTATTCCCCACCTTATTCCCAACTTTATTCCCAACCTTTTTTATATGATGCAGCGGGATCGTGACAACGATTGAATTTTCTCTGAAAGTAAATGCTTCCCTTCCATAAGTCTCAATGATCTTAGGCACGCCGCGGCCTGATTTTTCACTGATATGCAGCTGCAAAAAGATTTCTGATAGCTTTTCATTTACCGGAACCGATTCTCCCAGGAAAAATCCCTCCATTGTCTGTGCCGGCGGCAGTGTCCCTCTGGATAAAATTTCTATCCTGTCTGAAAACACAGAAATCATTGGCTCATTTCCGCTTACCCACAGATTATGCAAAACTGCATTTATAATTGCTTCTCTAAAGGCTTTGTTATCAAACAACGGTGTTTCCGGACGTTCCACTACCCGCTCACTTTCATCTGTCTGGATCAGATTCAATACATCTGCATATCTTAAAACTTCATCCAACGTATAGAGCAGACAGTTATTGCCAAATTCTCTTACAGAGAATAAATTAGAGCCTTTCGTTTCTCCCTCAAAAATCGAAACTCTTAGTGGAAAATGCGAATTATCCGAAAGCAGCTGTGCCAACAGATTATATTCTCCGTTTTTATTTCTCAAGCCGAGATTTTTCTCAAAAGTTTTTTCATTTAAAACAATCCCTTTTGAGCCATAATACCCAAACAGTTTAGAAAACGTCAGTTCCTGGTATTTTGCCGCCAGAGTTTCAATGGTTTCCACTCTTCCATCCAGAATTTTAAACAGCTGGATCTCTCTTTTCGGATAATCCTTCAAATTGGCTTTGGACGAACCAATGCGGATGTATCGCTTTTCTTTAAAAGCTGTCGGGATCTCTTCTGCTGCAGGAATGACCAGAACAACAACTCTTTTATCATCTATAACTGCTTCCTCGAACGAAAAATTGATACTCGGAGATAAATTTCTCGCCAAAAAGTTCTGATAGGGTTCTTTATTGTAGTCCCCATATTGATTGAATGTTGTACCTACAACCTCATGGGTTTCATCATTTACGCCCCACACAAAATAAGCTTGAGCTTTATAATGAAATGCGGCTGCATTTGAAAGTGCTGAAACATATTCGCCCAGCACCTCCGGCTGAAACCAGTTTTCTTTAAATTCAAACCATTCCTGTTCGTCATCATATGCACATAAATCCAAGACTAATTTTTCGATATTCATTATTCTTCATCCTTTTCCCAACTTTTATTCCCAACATTAATACTATAACACATTGGGAATAAAGTTGGGAATATTTTATGCATTTATCAAAAAATTATTCCTAAAACTTATCAAAATCCTCCTGCGTTGCCACCACCGCATACTTATGCTCATCGTTCCGGCTCTCCACATACATATCATTCACCATCCCGATGGTCAAAAGATCCAGATCCCGGATGGACAGCCCCAGCTGCACGCACCGCAGGAGGAACAGCGGCGTTGTCATTTCTCGGTCAGTCGGGCGAAGTTTTTTTTAGCCTGCACATCCGTCCGGGTGTTCAGCCCCCACAGCTCAATGATCTGGGGCAGCACCTGATAGATGGAAAAGGTGTTGAACCCATCCAGCCATTCCTCCGGCGTATCCGGGATGGATGGGTCGGCGTGCTTCGCCATGACATAGGCGATGTTCTCAAACATTTCCAAAGAGAATAGGTCCAGATTGGAATTCTCCGGGTCATTCTTGTCGATCCCCTTTTCCAGATCCCGCAGGTCTTTATAGATATCCCGGTGAAACCGCATCCGGTAGATCCGGGGGATGGCAGCGGAGGCCTTAAAAGCGACCTCCTGCCCGTCAATCATGATATTCTGTTTCATGCTCATAAGGTCTCCCCTCCTGTCTCATCGTCCGTACCCTGCTGGCCGGACTGCTGCGTCCCGGAGGTATCCGGCGTCACCTCCGGCAGATACACCGCTGTATACCATCCCGTATAAACCGTATCCGTAGTGCTGTCCCCGGTACGGGCTTTCACATACCCATTGGCCAGGGGCGCCGCCGTGATGGCCAGCGTTTCCGTCTGTACCTCGATCTCTTCCTCATTGGTCGCGGACTCGATGTTGGGCCTGGCCGCAGAGCAGTTATACAGCACATGGCGGATCTTTTTCACATCCCCGTCAAACTCAAAGAGCAGGGCAAAGTTCGCTGTTTCCACATTGGCGCTCTCCACCAGCACGCTGTTGTCATCCAGAGATTCCTTCAGCACATCCGTCCGGAAACTCTCCGGCACCATGGCCAGTTCCAGATCCCCTTCATAGCCCATGTTGTTGGAGATCGTATAATAAGCATACCCATCCGCGTAAAAGTTGGACGGCTCGCCGTTTGGCTCCAAAGACAGGGATACCGCTCCTGGCATAGCCACCGGCGTCCCAAAGGTCACCTCCCCGTCATCGTCCACCGTAATCAATGCGTAATGCACATTGCAAATATTAAATTTTACTTTATTCTTCTTTGTAGACATTTCCTACTCCCTCCATCTCAAAAGAGTACAGAACCTCATACAGCTTTTCGCTTTCGATCCAGGTTTCCGTCTTGTTATAAAAAACTCCTGCCGCATCCAGCGCATCCTCCATCTTCCTCTCCGCAGCTAAATCCTTCTGGTCCGTATATAATTCCACCCGCACCTCGCTGATCCGGTAATAGACCTTTCCATCCGCAGAAAAGTTATCGCTCCCCGGCAGCAGGTAACAAAGAAACGGCGGATCCGGCGCTTCCCCTTCCGCGAAATGGTCATAGGCATAGGGGAAGCCGGCGCTTTTCAAAATATCCAGAAATTTATCCATGCCTCAGGCTCCTTTCAATCTCGTCTTCCATCTGCCGGATTCCCTTCTCCTCCGCCGGGGCGATATGGGCTTTGCCCTCCACCCGTCCGCCGCCCCGCTTTGCGTGGCCATACTCCAACAGATGGGCCAGCTGGTAGCGGTTTTTGGAATGAACCGTCAGCGTCAGGCTGGAGGAAGTTTCTTTTGTTTTCTTCACCGCCCAGCTTTTGGCATAGTCCCCGGTATCCTTCGGGGCGTTGGCACGGATCTCCTTTCTTACCGTCTCCCCGGCATTCCGGACCGCCTGTTTCACATCCTCGGCAGCCAGATCCGCGTATTCCTCCAAAGTCTCCATAACAGCGTCCGCCAGTTCCCCAATCCGCACGGTCTGTCCCATAGTCACCGCCTCGCTTTCTCACATCGGAACTTCAGCGCTTTCTTTCTATAGTTCATGTGGTCCACAGCCGCGACGTTGTAGATTTCCCCTTGAAACAGGATACGGAACCCGTCCGCCGTTACCTCTGCCGCCTGTTTACAAAAACGGACGGTAAAGGCAATGTCAGATTCCGCAACCGTCAATCCGGCTGCTGTCTTTTCCTGCCCGCCTTCACCGCTGACTGTGGCATGACAGGTATAATAATCCTCCCAGACATTCCTTCGGTTTCCGATATCGTCCACAGCTACGGAGTTTTTCTGGAAGGTCACTTTCACATTCAGAAGAGCGATCTCCATCAGAACGCCTCCTTCCGGCTTCCAAAGAGCAGGGAGCGCAGCGTCAGGACCAGGGCATGGTGGTCAGCTTCCTCCCGGTGTTCATACAGATAGGCCACGGTATACATCACCGCCGTTTTCCCATTTTCTGCCTCCTGCAGGCCGCTTTCCTCGTCTGTCCGCAGGATATCCATACACATCCGCTCCGCTGACGCCAAAAGCGTGGTGATCAGCCCATCGTCTTCATTGTCATCCACCCGGAGGTAATTCTTCATTTCTTCCAGCGTCACCAGCATCCCATTGCCCTCCTTCCTTGTCAGCGGCGGCTCCCCACACCTGGGGACGCCGCCCGCTTTTTCACATCAGATCCATCAGGCGCTGGCCTTCTGCGCCAGTACCTTCACCGCCTCGGACAGTACCAGCTTCCCATCCACCCTCTGGGAGCCAAGGAAGCCCACCTGGCCGTTAGCGGCATACAGTTCGTTCAGCCGCTTGAAGGAGCGTCCCTGCCGGTCCGCGATCCAGTAATAGCTGAAATCACCGAAGGCAATGGTCTTTGCCCCCGCCGCGATCACCGGCATATAGGCGGAGGTCTTCACCGGCCTGCCAAGCAGGGTATCCGGCGTACCGGCCATCAGGGACGGCTGCCACAGGTACTGCCCGGTGGAATCCTTCAGCTTGCGCACCGCCTTGATGGTGGAATCGTTCAGCACCCACACGGCTTTCTTCCGGTAAGGGGATTTCAGGGAATAGAACAGGTCCATCAGTTCATCCGCCGTAATGGCTGTAGAGGAAGCCGCCGTCACCCCGGTCTCCGCCCCGCCGGCGGCCGCAAGGACACCCAGGGGCTTCCCAGAGCCGTCCCCGGTAAAGAACGCCTCTTCTTCCTTCGCCCCGATCCGGCGGGCAAACTCCTTCGCGATATAAGATTCCAGGTCAAAGACACTGTCATTAAGAAGCTCCTCGGATACCTTGATCATGGTACCTACCTTATAAGCCCCGATGGATACCTGCCCGAAGGAATCATCGCTCTCCGTGTACGCCCCTTCCTCATCGATCCAGGAGGCCGTCCCTTTTGTCGCCACCACCGGGATCTTCCGGTCGCCGCTGGAAGTACGGATCACGTTTGCCAGCTGGCGGAACATGTTTTCCTCTTCCAGGGCTTCCACCAGGGTACGCTCATACTCATCCGGCACCAGGTACCCGCCCTCGGAATCCGCCCCTTCCTCCAAAGCGTTGACCACGCCGGGAAGCGGCACCTTGGAGCGCATGGCATTCCAGAAGTTCGTCCTGTATTCCTCCGAAGCGCGGCCGGTCTTTTCCTTCCCCGCGCCGCCGGATGCCGGACGCCCGGTCAGGGGCGTATTCACCGGCTGGGACAGTTCCCTCTCAAAGGCTTCCTGCCGCTCCATCCGGGCGATCTCCTTCCCCAGATCCGTGATCTCCTGCTCCATGCAGGTATAGGCGGCGTCATCCTCCGCAGACAGCACACCTTTTTCATTCCTGTGGGAATCCAGGAAAGCCTTCGCTGCCTCCCACGCCTTCGCCCTCTTTTCTCTCAGTTCTAAAATCGTCATCGTCATATCCTCCTCTAATTCTTCAATAAATTCAGCCGCTCGTAGAGACTGTCTACGCTGCGGCCCATCGGTTCGGTTTTCGGTTTTGTCCTGCACTTTGCCGCGATCTTATCCATTAAGGAATTGACCGCGACTGCTTCGGAATAAAGCATGGATACCGCGGGCGGTTCCATGTCATCCGGAACTTCAGAACGTTTCAGGATCCCATCGGCAAAGCCCAGTTCCACTGCTTTCCCGGCGTCCATCCAGGTCTCCGCGTCCATCATGTGGGACAGCTTCGTCCGGGACAGGCCGGTCTTGATCTCATAGGCGTTGATGATGGAATCCTTCACGCTTTCCAGCATCTCAATGGCCTTCTGCATCTCCCCGGAATCTCCCCAGGCGATGGTCGCCGGGTTATGGATCATCAGCATCCCTACCGGCGAAATCCATACCTTTGTGCCCGCCATGGCGATCACGCTTGCGGCAGATGCCGCGATCCCATCGATCTTTACCGTGACATTCCCCTTATAATCCATCAGCATGTTGTAAATCTGGGCCGCGGCCACGCAGTCCCCTCCGGGGCTGTTGATCCATACCGTGATATCGCCGCTCCCCGCCATCAGCTCCTCCTTAAAAAGAGCCGGCGTGACTTCATCGTCATACCAGCTCTCTTCCGCGATGGTTCCGTTCAGGAACAGCACCCTCTCAATCCTCTCCTCACCGGAATCCTGATCCCGGATCTTCCTGCTCTTCCAGTTCCAAAATTTCTTCATCGGATCTCTTCTCCTTTCCCCGCAAAATCATCTGCCCCTGCAGGCATCCCCTGCTGACCTGTTCCAAACAGCCCGGCGTCCGCAAGCTTCGTCATGTTCCCGTTGATCAGATACAGATCCCCGCCCTGCTCCGCCGGGATCCGGTCCAGGTTTTCCAATTCCCTGATATCGTTGGCGCTCATCCAGCCGTTCTGCCTTGCCGTAGCGTAGCCATTCATCCGGCTCTGGTAGTCCCCTCTGAGCAGGCCGTCCACGTTGAACTTAATGAAATACTGCTTTTTCTCTTCCCTGGACAGCAGCGAGCGCACCATGGACTGCTCCCACCGGGACACCCAGGGATCCAGGGTATATTTCACGAATTCCAGGGACTGCTGCTCGATGTTGTTGAAAGACGACTTTTCCAGGTCCCCGATCATATGAGGCGGCACCCGGAAAATCCGGGCGATCTCATCCAGCTGGAACTTCCTCGTCTCCAAAAACTGCGCCTGCTCCGGCGAGATAGAGATGGGCGTGTACTTCATCCCTTCCTCCAGCACCGCCACCTTGTTGGCGTTCCCGCTTCCTCCGAAGGTCCTCTGCCAGCTTTCCCGCACCCGACTGGGATCTTTAATCGTCCCCGGATGCTCCAGCACCCCGGAAGGCGCCGCGCCGTTGGCGAAAAACTTCGCCCCGTATTCCTCGCAGGCCATGGCCATGCCGATGGCGTTCTTCGCCATAGCGATGGGCGAATAGCCCACCAGCCCGTCAAATCCCAGACCTGGGATATGCAGCACTTCATATGGGGACAGCCGGACAATGGATCCCTTCATGGTAGGCGCGTCATCGGAATACAGGGTGTACTCGTAGTACAGCTGCCCCTTGTCATCCCTGTCCACATACATCCGGTCCGCCATCAGGGGATATAAGGCCACCACCTCGCCCCTTCCGTTCCGGATGATCTGGGCGTAGGCATTGCCCCACAAAAGCAGGTGCGTCATCAGCGTCTCCCGGAACACGAAAGACGTCATCTCCGGGTTCGGCTCGTCATGGAGCAAAAAATAAAGCGGATGTTCCACCGCTTTCTCTTTCCCGCCATCATCGGTATATCTATAGAATTGTAATGGCAGGCTGGCCACCGCCTCCGACAGGATCCTCACGCAGGAGTACACCGCCGTCATCTGCATGGCCGTCCGTTCATTCACCCGCTTCCCGGATGTACTCCCTCCCATAAAGAAGGTATAGCCGCTGCCGGAAGTCCGATTCTCCGGCTTATCCCTGCTCCTTCCAAATCCAAACAAACTTAAGATTCCCATCAAAACCTCCTATCAAAATACCAGCAGTCCCCTGGTATCGTAAACAGATTCCCCTGTATCATTCCCGCACCGGATCGCCCGGTCCAGCCCCATGATCGCCGCGATCGCTCCATCGATCTTCTCCGTGGACTTCTCCTTATCCGCCTTGATATTCCCCGCCGGATCGGTACGGATGAAGATGTTGTCCATCATCCACCGCAGCACCGGATGCCCGCCGTGGGCGATCCTCTGCTCCAATGTCAGCTTCATCAGCTCCTTGGTAGGCGGCGACATATCCTTAAATCCCTGACCGAAGGGAACCACCGTGAATCCCATGCCTTCCAGGTTCTGGACCATCTGCACGGCGCCCCACCGGTCAAAAGCAATCTCCCGGATGTTGAACCGTTCCCCCAGGCGTTCAATGAATTTCTCAATATATCCGTAATGCACCACATTCCCCTCCGTGGTCTGCAGGAAACCCTGCCGCTCCCACACATC